TGATGAAGCAGAAGTTGTTTGCCCAAAATGCTATTCAAAACAATATTATTGTTGTTAAAGGAGATGAAATGAACACAAAAGAAATAATAGATAGTTTGGAGTCAATCCAAAACAATTTACGAGAACAAAAAGAAAGTTTATTAAAACTTAAAGAAGTTTGTACTGATGTAGTAGCACCTACTGAAGATGTAGTTGGTCAGGAAGTACCCTATGAGATCATAGAAACTGAAGATGACCACCATTATTTTTTAGAAGTGTATGCAAAATTACCGAATGGTAAAAAAGCATATCAGAGTGCTATTCGTATTGAAAAGAAAATCTTCAAGTGACACCTGAAAAGAAAGTAAAGAATAAAGTTGTTGCCATTCTAAAAAAGTTTGGTGCATATTATTTTTATCCTGTGATGAGTGGGTATGGTATGTCAGGTGTACCTGACATAATAGTGTGTTATAAATCTCGATTTGTAGCCATTGAGGTCAAAGCAACACCTAAAAACAAACCCACTCCATTACAACAAAGAAATATAGATACAATAAATTCTAATGGGGGTATTGCAATAGTAGTGCATTGTGATAATATAGAAAGTGTAACAAAAACTTTGGAGGGTTTATGAGATCGTTTATGATTGGGTTTTCAGTATCAGTTATTTTTATAACGATAGTGTTGCCTTTAATACTTCTAATTCTAAATATATTAGAGGTGGGATAATGGGGGGAGTAGATGTATTAATCGCCAAGATTAGTTTTTCTAAAATCGAAAGAATCGCTAAAGAAATTTTAGAAGATGATAAACTTTCTTTGAGTGAACAAGAATTTTTATTTTCAAAAATGCAAGACAGAGTTAAAGATGCAGAAGGAAAATTTATAGCTGATGTCCATTACTATTCTGAACTTTTGAAATGCGAAAGGAGAGTAAAAGAAAGGAGACTAGGTGGTTCTTGATAAAAGAATAGATAAGTACATAAGAGTATTTGAGGGTGATGATGTCAAATATATTTTTATTTTAGATGAATCGAAATCAATGGATATGGGGGAGGATATATGGTCAGCATTTGCTGGGAAAACTTACAGGACAGAGGATATAAGAAAATGGGCGAAGAAAAATGGGCTTCTAATGCAGATAGCTTTGAGAGCAAAACCGTCAGAGAAGAATACGAAAGGATATTGGGAGTCTTAAATGTCGAGATTACACCACCCCCATGCGAAACCCATAATTGTAGATATAAGCCAAGATGTAAGAATGAATTACTTGCGTGTAAATCTTTTTTAAATTTTTTAACTACGGGTAATAATTTAGCATCGCCATCTCTACCAACAAGGCAAATCTATCGAAAAGGTTTTTATGAATCGCCTTATAATGGCTCTAACAGAACAACACCTGACAATTTATCCCTCGTTAAGTTTGGAGATATTGCCAAAAAAATTAGTGAATTTAATTATGATATAAATTCTGAAGAAGCAGAACTACAAGGAAAAGAATTTTTTAATTTATATAAACCACTTGAAGATGCAGGGGTAAAGAACCCATTACTATATTTAGCAAAAGAAAAAAATTGGGAGATAGGGTTTGTTTATAAGGGAGTAAAGAGATGGCTCACCATAACTTACAATGCTGATAAAAGAAAACTAGATAAACTCATAGAGCAACTAAAAGAAAAAAGTGTGAATTTGTTTTCAGGAAATGCACTTGCTTATAATTCAAGACAGCAAGGTGAAGCAAGAATGAGAAAAAAGATTCTACAAGTAGAGTATAGGAAAACATCAAGTAAATTATTATCGCAGTTTAAAAAAGGTAGAACTTTATTAGAGAAAGAAGAGAAAAGAAAAGCAAAGGGGAACTATTGAAGTTATTAACTATTGATTTTGAAACTTACTATGACAGACAATTTTCGTTGTCTAAAATAACAACAGAAGAATATATAAGAAGTGATGAGTTTGAGACTATTGGTGTAGCAGTTAAAGAAGATGGTGGAGAAACAAAATGGTATACGGGAACTCACCAAGAAATAAAAAAAGCATTAAAACAATATGATTGGGAAAATTCAGGTTGTTTGGCTCATAACGCAATGTTTGATTCTGCCATACTCACATGGTTGTTTGGCATAAAACCAAAGATGTGGTTCGATACTATGAGTATGGGTAGAGCATTGATTGGCTCATTCCATTCTGTATCCCTTGCGAATATGTCAAAGTACTACGAGGTTGGTGAGAAAGGCACAGAAGTTTTAAATGCGTTAGGTAAAAGAAGATTAGACTTTACAGAAGAAGAACTAGAAAGATATGCACAGTATTGCATTAATGATGTTGAGTTAACTTATACTTTATTTTGTAAGATAGTCAAAGGATTCCCACATTCAGAATTACGGCTCATAGACCTAACAATAAAAATGTTTAGTGAGCCAATACTAGAAGTAGATAGTCAATTATTAAAAGAAGAATTAAAAACTATAGAAGAAAAGAAACAATCCTTACTAAATCAATCAGGTATGGATTCAAAAACCCTTGCTAGTAATAAACAATTTGCAGAGTTTCTAGAATCTAGAGGTGTTAAAGTACCAATTAAAATAAGTCCAAGAACAGGTAAGGAAACATTTGCTTTAGCAAAGTCTGACGAGGGCTTTAAAGAACTATTAAACCACGAAGATGAAGAAATACAAATAGTCGCAAGTGCAAGAAAAAATATAAAAAGCACAATCAATCAAACAAGAATAGAAAGATTTTTAGGTATAGCAGAGAGAGGTTCGCTACCTGTACCCCTGCGTTATTACGCCGCCCACACAGGTAGATGGGGTGGGTCTGATAAAATCAATCTACAAAACCTACCAAAAAATAAAATACGAGAAGGTATTACTGTTCCATCAGGATACACACTTATAGATGCAGATTCCTCGCAAATTGAAGCAAGAGTTTTGTGTTGGTTTGCAGGTCAAGAAGATATGCTAGAAGCATTTAGAACAGGTCAAGACAACTACAAAATCATGGCAAGTAAAATCTATAATAAAGCAGTTGAAGATGTAACACCTGCCGAGAGATTTATTGGTAAGACTTGCGTGTTAGGTTGTGGGTATCAGATGAGTTATTCTAAATTCAGAGGTACGATTAAAAATGCAGGGGTAGACATGACAGAAGAAGAATGTAAAAAGATTGTCTATGCTTATCGAGATTCTGCCAATCATATAGCAAGGTTATGGTACGAGGGTCAAGAATTACTAAAAAGTTTATGTCGAGGGCAAGTATCTGCCTTTGGTAAAGAGGGAATTGCTGTTGCTTTTCCTGATTCAATTCAATTACCAAACAATATGTTTATACACTATAAAAATCTACAATCACATATAGTTGATGGTAGAAATGAAATAACCTATCGAGGAAGAGGTGGGGAGGCTAAATATATTTATGGTGGGAAACTAACAGAGAATGTAGTACAAGGATTAGCAAGAATTTTAATAGCAGATCAAATGTTGTTAATAGCCAAAAAGTACAAAGTTGTATTTACTGTGCATGATGCTGTTGCTTGTGTTGTACCTGTCGAAGAAACAGAAAGAGCAATGGAGTATGTTAAGAAATGTATGAGTTTTGTACCAGCTTGGGCAAAAGGGCTACCCCTAACTTGTGAGGTAGGTTGTGGGAAAAGTTATGGGGGGATATCAAAATGAGTGATCTATCTTATCTAGCAGGTTTGTTTGATGGTGAGGGGAGTGTGAGGTATAAGTGTATGCCACGCACAAGACACGATAGACCGAAAAAGCCAATCTACAATACATGGGAGATTAGGTTAGAAATAGCCATGACAGACAAAAAGATAATTGATTGGGTTCATAAGTTAGTGGGAGTTGGAACTGCAAACCCACGAAAAGTCAAAAAAGGTATGAAGCCACAATGGAGATGGATATGCAGATACAGAGATGCGTTACGGGTATGTAAATTACTTTCTCCATACTTAAAAATAAAGAACGGCGAAGTAGAAAAAATTATTAACCATTATAAAAGGAGAGGTAAATGAGTTGGAAGAAAAACAAAATAGAAAAGGAGGAAGTTGATGCTAGTAATAAGCCGATGGACATGGAGAAAGATGTACAAGAAGATATGGTTAACCACCCTCCGCACTATAAGGTGGGTGGTATCGAGACCCTTGATTTTATTAGGGCTAAACTTAATTCTGATGGGTATGTTGGTTATTGTGTTGGGAATGTTTTGAAGTATCTATCAAGAGCTGGGCATAAAGACAGACAGAAAGTACAAGAAGATTTAAAGAAAGCTGAATTTTATCTAAAGGAAGCTATTTTGATTGGCGAGAAAGATGACGGATAAAATAAAAGTATTACCAACAGTAAAGAAAAAAGAAGTATCAGGTGTAGAAAAACTTCTAGAAGATTTCAAACAACAAATTAAAAATAAAGAGGGTATGTCGAATTGTATTATAATTAGTTTTGGTGCAGATGGAACTAACCCGTTAATCAGTTATGGACTTACAAAAGACCTACCTTTGTTTGAAGCTATAGGAGTGTTAGAGTATATGAAACAAGAATTAACTCTTGGTGGTGAGGGGTAATTTATGTATACTCTCTATTACTGTGTAGATAGCGCAAAGAGGTACAACATATGAGTTTAGCTTGGTCATATTCTAGTTTAAGTCTTTTTCAGCAATGTCCGAAGAAATACTACCACCTAAAAGTAGCAAAGGATATTAAAGAAAAACAAACACAAGCACTTATCTATGGGAATGAAGTACATAAAGCCGCTGAAGAATATGTGGCGAATGATGTAGAACTTCCTGAACAATATCAGATATTTGCAAAACCCATACATAAAATTAAAAATATGAAGGGGGAAAAACATTGTGAATTAAGGCTGGGTATGACCAAAGACTTTAAACCATGTGGTTTTTTAGCTGATGATGTATGGTGGAGAGGTATCATTGACCTCTTGATTGTTGATGGCGATAAGGGTAAGATAATAGACTACAAGACAGGGAAAAATAGTAAATACGCAGACACTAAACAACTCGACTTATTTACAGTAGCGGCTTTTACTCACTTTCCCCATCTTACTTCTATAAAGGCAGGGTTGCTATATTTAGTGACCAACGATTTTATCACAAAATCTTACGAAAAGGGAGATGTTATCGGTATAATGTCAAACTTTTGTAAAGAAGTAGATATCATGGACACCTGCTATAAAGAAGATGTTTGGAACGCAAAACCAAATTTTACTTGTTACAAGTTTTGCCCTGTGCTACATTGCCCACATAATGGTAAAGGATAATTATGGCTACAAAAAAGAAAAAACGTAATTATAAAAAAGAATATCAACAGCAGAAAAAAAGAATTGCTAAAAATAAAGGTGTACATAAAGCAAGAATGGAAAGACAGCGGGCAAGAAGAAAGCTAGATAAAAAGGGTGTCAATAGAAAAGGTAAAGATATTGCACACAAGAAAGCATTAAGTAAAGGGGGGTCAAATAAAGATGGATATAAATTAGAAAAACCTAGTAAGAATAGGTCATTTAGAAGAAATAAGGACAAGTCTGTAGCATAGATGCAAGTAGTTAAAGATAGGGGGTTACTAGCTAGAGTGTATAACCCCGAACGCATAACAGACACTATTTCAAAAAGTAAAATAATTAAAAAACAGGGGGATATTTACGAAGTGTTAATACATTGGGATTTGGAGAACGCACAAAAATTAGCAGGTATAGGTTTAAAGAATGTTATCTCTACTATTGATAGGGATTATGAATATACGGGAATGCATAAACCTTTTGACCATCAGAAAAAGACTGCATCATTTTTAACATTATATAAAAAAGCATTTTGTTTTAACGAGCAAGGCACAGGTAAAACTATGTCAGTAATTTGGGCATGTGACTATTTAATGAAAATGAAACAGATAAAAAGAGTATTAATAGTTTGCCCTTTATCTATTATGCAATCGGCATGGCAAAACGATATTATGAAAACTACGATCCATAGAACCTGTGATATTGCCTATGGCACGGTCGATAAAAGGAAGAAAATATTAGAACAAGGCGCTGAATTTACTATTATAAATTTTGATGGTGTAGAAATATTAGAGAATTATATAAAATACGAGGGAGGGTTTGATTTAATTATAATTGACGAAGCTAACGCATATAAAAATCCACAAACAAAAAGATGGAAGGCAATGAATAAAATTATACAAGCGAATCCTCATATGAGATTATGGATGTTAACAGGTACACCGGCGGCTCAATCACCTGTAGATGCTTATGGCTTGGCAAAATTAGTTAATCCAAATAAAGTACCTAGATTTTTAGGCGCATGGAAAGATAAAGTTATGTTGAAAGTATCTCAATTTACTTGGATACCTAAATCTAATTCTAGTGAGCAGGTGCATAGGGTGTTACAACCTGCGATACGATTCACAAAAGAAGAATGTATGGACTTACCTGATATAACCTTTCAAACTAGAAAAGTACCACTTACAAAACAACAACAAAAATATTATAACGATATAAGAAATAGAATGTATATCGAAGCCGCTGATGAAGATATATCGGCTGTAAATGCCGCCGCTTTAATGCAAAAACTACTTCAGATAAGCTGTGGTGCGGTCTACTCGGATAGTAAAGAAACCGTACGATTTGATGCTAAAGATAGGTTAAAAGTTATAAAAGAAATTATTGATGAAACTTCAAATAAAGCACTTATATTTGTGCCTTTTAGAAATGCGATAGAAATGGTTAGTGAGTTTTTAAATAAGAAAAAAATTAATAATGCAATTATAAACGGTGCAGTTTCTGCAACAAAAAGAGCCGATATATTTAATAAGTTTCAAACAGAAGATGACCTAAAAGTATTAATTATCCAACCCCAATCAGCATCGCATGGAGTTACTTTAACTAGAGCAGATACGGTAGTTTGGTTTGGACCAACAACAAGTTTAGAAACATATATCCAAGCTAATGCTAGGGTACATAGGGCAGGACAAGTTAATAAAACCACAATCATAAACATAGAAGGGAGCGCCATAGAAAAAAGAATATATACTCTATTAAAAAATAAAGAGAATATACATAATCAAATGATTGATTTATATAAACAAGAAATTAGTTAAAAATACTTGCACATTACACATTAAAAGTGTATAGTTAAGTTTTGGGGATACAACAAAAAGGAGAACACTATGTCAGAAGAAAAGATTGACTTGGATAAGTTAGTCAAGATTTACATTACTATAAGAGATAAGAAAGAAAATCTTACTAGTAGCTATAAAGAAGAAGTAGCTAAACTAGAAGAAAAAATGGATGTTATAAAAAGTAAGCTAGATGATGTATTTGAATCAGGTCACATGGATTCGATTAGCACTAAATCAGGTACAGCTTATCGTAAAGTGGAAACTACATATACTATTAGTGATTGGGAGGGATTATATGAGTTCATAGAAGATAATAAACTACCGCAAGTTTTACAAAAAAGGTTAAATCAAGGGGTACTAAAAGAGTGGTTAGAAAGTAATCCTACAATAGTACCAAGAGGTTTAAATTCGTTTTCAAAACATAAAATAACCGTGAGGAGAAAGTCATAATGAGTGATATGATTCCATTCAAAGATGGTAAACCTTCAAGTTTACCTAGTTATATTAAAGAAGCATCTATAGATTCTACCAATGCTTTAGTTGGTGGAGAAGCAAGTTCGTTTAAAAGAATATCTATTAAAGGTAATGTATTTCGCCTAATAGATGGTGGAGAAGAAGTTGCTACTAATGATGAAAGAGCAATGAATGTTGTTATTGTCGATGTAGCAGATAACACTAGTAGATTATACTATTCAGGTTCTTATAAAGAGGGAGAGAATAGTGGACCAACTTGTTGGTCATCTGATGGGGTATCACCTGATGATTCAGTTGAAGAACCACAATCAGTCGCCTGTGCGTCATGTCCTAATAATATTTCATCTAAAGATAAAGGTGCGGCTTGTAGATACCAACATAAGATAGCAGTTGTATTTGGCGATGATTTAGAAGGTAACGTTTATGCTATGAATATACCTGCTAAATCTTTATTTGGAAAGGCACAAGGCTCATCTAAAATGGGAATGCCACTAAAAGCATATGCTAAATATTTATCTAATGCCAAATTACCTATTGAAGCAGTAGTAACAGAGATGCGTTTCGATTCTAATTCACCTGTACCAAAACTACTATTTAAAGCCGTTGGATTAGTGCCTGAAGATAACTTTGGTATAGTTTTAAGAAGAAAACAAGAAACAGAAACTAAAAAAGCAGTGGGTAAAATGGGTAGCGATGAAAAAAAGAGCGCACCTGAACCTGTTAAAGTTAGTAAACCTAAAGTAGATAGTAAAGACCAAAAGCTAGATGATATTCTAGACGAATTTGATAACTAATTAATTAAAGGGGGGTTTATCCCCCCACTACTTTAGGAGGTAATATGGCGCTATATTTGAAAACGCAACAGCGGATTGATTCTATCTTAAATGATAAAGATAAATTAAGTTTAGGGGAAACACTCTATGACTTTCTTATTTTTATAAAAAATAATGGTCTGCAAATAAATTCTGTAGCTGAAGAATTAGGATTAACAAAAAAGACTATTTATAATTGGATAGAATGTAGAAGTAACCCAACAAAAAATACGATATCTAATATACAAAATTGGTTAGCTAGTAAACAGGAGCGCTAATCATGGATATAAAACAGTATTTCACCGAGGTACTGCCGGAGGAGAAAGAGGGTTGCTACTATTGTATATTAAGATTTCATGGTAAGTTTCCACAATCAACTTTATTTGTACAGACAAAACAAGATTTATATAAAGAAGTAAATAACTGGCAAAATTCAACCCGTAAATTTACAAGAGAGTCTGAAATATTTGTATGTCTAGCTAATTTAGATGATAGTAAAAATCGTAATCAAGATACGGCGGTTTCACTTAAAACACTATTTATTGATATAGATTGTAAGGGTTTAAAATCTGCAAAAGAAGATAAGGATTTTCATTACAACTCACAAGAAGAAGCTATAAAAGCAATTGATGTATTTGTAAATACCATGAACCTACCTATGCCTACGATTATTAGTAGTGGGTATGGACTGCACGTCTATTGGGTTTTAGATAAATCAATCCCATCGACAGAATGGAAAGTATTAGCAAATAAATTAAAGCAAGCTACGGTACGGCATGAGTTACATAATGATAGAGGATTAATAGCTAACTCAGCTAATATTTTACGACCACTTGGAACATATAATTATAAAGACCCTGACAATCCAACACTTGTAAAACTGTTAAGAAAAGGAGTTATTACATCTCCGGAACATATGGAAAAATCATTAAGCCATTCTAAAGATGATTTATTTTCAGCAGTTAGAAGTAGCATAGGTATGGCGGCTACAAATGCTCTAGCTGATGGGGGGTATAATTTTGATTTTTCTTTTGACAAGATAGTGCGTAAAGGGAGTACCAACCCAAAAGAGGGGTGCGCTCATATACAATATATGATTAACCATCCTGATAAGATAAAAGAACCATACTGGAGAGCGGGTATAAGTATAGCGGCTAGATGCGTAGAGGGTTTCGATGCTGTGCATTTTTTATCTAAAGGTTATAAAGACTACAGTAAAGATGAAGCATTTACTAAAATGGAAAACTTTTTAAAGTCAGACACTTTCGCATATAAATGCTCTACCATACATGATGTAGCACCTACAGAAGCCGCTAAGTTTTGTAAGGATTGTAAGAACAGACCTAAAGTTAGATCACCAATATTTATAGGTAAGATAGCACCAAGTATAGAAATACAAGATGAAAATGTTACCGAAGAAAATGCTGAAACAAAAGAAGTAGTAACTTACAAAATACCAAACAATGAGGAGTTACCGGCAGGGTATATAAAAGGAAGAAATAATTCTATTTTAAAGCAAGGGTTAGATGAAGATGACGACCCTGCTGTAGTTTACCCCCACCCGTTATATGCTGTAAAAAGATTAGACGACCCAGGTGAAGGGCAAAGTTTATGGATGCGACTTCACACAAAAATGGATGGTATAAATGAGTTTATGCTTCCGTATACTACTGTGGTCAGTACAGAAGAATGTAAAAAAACTTTAGCTGCAAGGGGTATTATAGCCGCACAACCTATTCTACAAAGACAGATACAACAATACATAGTCGATTATGCAAACATGCTACGAGAAAAACAAAAACTAGAACAGTTGCATGTACAGTTTGGTTGGAAAGAGGACTACCAAAAATTTGTTGTAGGAGTAAAAGAGTTTGATGGTGAGGATATACACTACACTCCCCCCGCAAGTACAATGAATAACTTACTAGAATATTTCGATAAGAAAGGCAGTTTAGAAGAATGGAAAGATGTATTTAATCTTTATAATAAACCAGAAAATGAACCACAAGCATTTAGTCTAATGAGTGCGTTTGGTGCGCCTTTGTTAGAATTTACCGACACCAAGGGAGTTATACTACATTTAACAAGTGCCGATTCAGGTGCAGGTAAGTCTACCATTCAAAGATTTATTAATAGTTTGTATGGCAATCCTGATATGGGGTTAGTACATCACGATACTAAATTATCTTCGTTTCATACTTTTGGTGTGTTACGCAATCTACCTTTTTGTATTGACGAAGTAACTGACATGAAACCCGAAGCGGTCTCCGACCTCGCATATGCGATTACACATGGTCGAGCAAGAAATAGAATGAGTTCATCAGCTAATAAATTAAGAGAGAATAAATTTACTTGGAAATCTATTTTAGTTACTACAGGTAACTCATCTTTCTATGATAAATTAGCCGAGCATACAGAGTTTTCTGATGGTGAGATGATGAGAGTTTTTGAGATTAGAATACCTTCGGGATCGTCAAAAGAACAGCAAGACGATAGATATAATAATATAAATAAAAACTATGGGTATGCAGGGGAAGTATACATACAAGAAGTTATAAAAAATATAGATAAGCTAAAACAAAGAATAATGAAGAAGAAAGAACAGATAAGAAAAGATTTTGGTTTATATAGTAAAGAAAGATTTTGGACAGATTTAATAGCAGTAAATTTAGTTGGTGGGGAGTTTGCAAAAGAGATAGGTTTACATAACTATAATATTGATAAAATTTATAATTGGTTACGAAATAATATAAATGTAATTAGAAAGAAAACTGAAATAACTAGAAATGAATTATTAAGTTTTATAGGTATATTTATGAATGAGCATGAAGGTAATCAATTGGTTGTAAGAGTGCAAGAAAAAAATGGCTTGGTCGGAGGTGTTATAAAAGAGCCTAGAGGTAAATTACTTATCAGGATAGAAGAAGATGTAGATAGAGTATATTTCCCTGCGTCTACATTTAGAAAATGGTGTTCAGAAAAACGAGTACCCTATTCAGATGTTATGTTAGAAGTAGAAAAAACAGGGGTACTTCTTGGCACAAAAAAGAAAAGATTAGGTAGCGGACACGCAGGTAGTTCAACTGCACCTTCTGTAATGTGCCACGAATTTGATGCGGCATTATTAACGCTGGACAATAACTAATAATTGTAGTAAAAATATATATTATGAATCCCCTAAATCGTCCTAGCCCACTTCTCATTAAGTTCTCCAATGCTAGGAGCTGGAACCGTAACCAGCACTTCTTATGAATAGGATATCTGAAGTGAAATTACATACATATAATGTATTAAAAGACATGGAAGTTGAAGCAAGAGATTTGCGTGATAAATTAAAAGAGTTACAACAAGTAAAAGCGGATAAGGCTCAATCTCTTAGAGAGCAGAGTTTAAAAAGAGCTATATCTGAAGATAGGATTGATGTAGAAGTTTAAATATTTTCGCTCTTACCAAACGGACCGTAATCTGATAGTCTTTCTTCGGTAAATCTCAGCATATTTGGGTCTAACCTCATACCACCTAGACCGTACTGTGCGTTAAGAAACTCATTTCTTTGTGTCATTTTTCTAGACTTTTTAAGAGAGCTAAATTTTATTCTAGCCATTGGATACTCTTTACTAAACTCTTGTATTTCACCCAATATTTCTTCCATCTGTTCATTATCCCTTGCTATGGAAGCCGCTGTATATGCAGTGATTAATTTTAATCTTTTATTGAAAACCGCATCACTTAATACTTTTCTAGCATTATTTAACTCATACTGCCTAGCTACTTCTTGAGGAGTAAAACCTACTAACTGCATAAAGGCTTCAAATTTAGAAACTTCATCAACAATAGGCAATCCTTTTCTAGTAGTAGCAGTGCCTTCTTCTACGTACCTAACCGCTTTCATTGTATTCTTTAAAAATAAAGGTGTTGCGGTTTCAAGTCCTCTAGCAAAATCTCCTTCAAGCATCATATTAGCCCCTCGACTTAGATTTGTAGTCAATCCTATTAGGGGTCCTCCGAACATAGTAAACATATTATATACAAAATCTTCATTTTGCCCGTAAGGTACTCTGACTGGAGCTTGACCATAACCAATTCTATCTGAAAGCGCAATATCTGTTATATACTGTAAAGCACCGCCATAGAATAATTCCCCTGTATTTCTTCGTATAAATTCTGCACCATCAACGGGCTCATCATCTCCAATCCCTAATAATGCTTCTAGCATAAACTCTAACGCAAAATACATGGGGATACCTTTTAAACCCGCTGCAACAAAAGCATAACCTAACATAGAAAATAACTGTTTCTTTGCTTCCTGTTTAGTTTCTTCAGAAATATTAGGGTTATTCTTTACCCAATCTTTATACGCAGTATAATAGTTATAGTACATAAATAAAGGAAACTTTTTAAACATCAAAGCTGATTTCGCAATTATATTTGGGCTTTTAAATGCAAGACCTGCATTATTATAAGAGTAATCTCCATGTGCTTGGTCTGTAATATGCGTTGCATATTCAAAGGCATCTTTATATTTTTTACCTTTTTCTAAAGCTGATGGGTCTTTTTTAGCAAGTCTATAAGCAGCTAGGAATGTAACTTCTCTGTTAAGTTGTTCCGCTTTTGGAAAAGCGCCAAATAAGAAATCCATAACTTTTCCAGCTTTACTTTGCCCTATTGCAAATTCTGTTTTAGATTTAGTAAATGGAGCATCTCCTTCAGGCATTGTACCTATAGTGCTACCTACTTGACCTAATTCTGATATTGTTCTATCTAGTATAGCTTTAGCCATTGCTTTTTCTTC